GATTTTCGGAAGGTTATCTATAATCGCTTTGACGATCTTCGGAATCATCTCGATAATACAGTCGATAAGCTGCGGCAGAGCGTCGATAATGCCCAGTATCAGCGATAGCAGTATCTGAATACCCGCTTCTATGATTTGCGGAAGATTCTCCACTATCGCCGTTACCACCATCGGGATCATATCGATAATGGCCTGTATCAGCACCGGCAGGGAAGTCACGATGCCGTTCACCACCGCCAGCAGTATCTGCACACCCGCCTCGATGATGAGCGGCAGGCTGTCTATGATTGCCTGCACCAGCATGGGGATCATGTTGATGATACTGGTGATCAGCACCGGAAGATTATCCATGATGCCCTGAACCAACGCCAATATGAGCTGAAGTCCTGCCTGAATAATGAGCGGCAGATTTTGTATAACCGTCTGCAGTATCTGCGTGATTGCCGCCACAATCGCCGGTATGAGCTGCGGAATGCTCTGCGCGATGCCCTGAATCAGCGCGATCAGGATTTGTATCCCCGCCGCGATGATTACCGGCAGGCTTTTGAGGATTGTCGCTGCGAGCTGCGAGAGCATGTCCACCGCCATCTTCGCAAGCGCCGCCGCGTTTCCCGCTATGGCATTGATGATGCTCTCGAACACGCCAAGCGCGGCGGAAAGCAACGCTGGCAGCACCTGTGGCAAACTCTCCACAACGGCATTGGCCAATGTCCCGATAATCTTTGCGGCCTGCTGTGCTATCTGTGGCAGGGCATTCGTGATGCGCCCGCCGATATCCAGCAGCATTGCCGAAATCCCGTCCCCGACTTTGCTCCAGTCGCCGGTTTGTATCGCTTGGGTTACGGAAGTGGCCACCACGCGCAGATTGTCCGCGAACACGCCCAACGCGGGAGCAACCGCAGCACCGAGCGTCTGCGAAAGCGCCGTGCCCGTAGCCTTAAGCCGCTGCATCTTATCGTCGAACTCCCCGAGCGCGGCGACGCTGTCGTCGCCCAGCACTACGCCGAGTTCGTTTGCTTCCGTAGCAAGTTTCCCAAGTTCATCCGAACCAGCCGCGATCAACGGATTTAACTCCTTGGCATTCTTACCGAACAACTGCATGGCCAGCGCGTCACGCTCCGTTTCATTCGTGACCTTTTCGAGGGCGCCGATGGCGTCTAGCCACACCTCCTTGCTGTTGCGCAGGCTACCGTCCGAATTCTTGATGGAAACGCCAAGCGTCTTGAACGCCTCCGCCTGCTTGCCGGTGCCTCCCCGGGCGGAGTCCATGCTTTTTGTGAGCTTGAACATGGAGTCTGTCATGGTTTCAAGAGGAACGTCCACAAACCGCGCCGCGTATTCCATCTCCTGCAGCGTTTTGGTGCTGATGCCCGTCTTGTTGGACAGCGTTATCAGCTCGTCCGCCGCCTCTCCGGCGTTCGTCGTGACCTTGACCACTGCCGCTCCGGCCGCCATGGCCGCAGCGCCTACCGCCGCAATCCCAGCAGCGGCGGCTTTTCCGATGCCGCCCGCTATGCCGGAAAGAACGCCGGAAAACTTGTGCGTTTTCTCGCTCGCGTTCTCCATATCCCGGCCTGCCGCTTGCGCTTTATCCCCGACATCTGCCACTTTATCGTCGGCGCGCTCAGCCACCAAACCCATCTGTTCAAGTTCCTGTTCAAACTTGTTGACTTCACCCTCGGCTTTGGCGACCTCACGGGTAAAGGCCCGGTATTGCTCATCTGATATCTTACCGCCCTCGAACTGCTGCTCCACCTGCGCCTGCGCGGCACGAAGCGTATCCAGTTTATCCTTCGCGTTGGCCACAGCCCTTGCGAGCAGTTCCTGCTTCTGCGCGACGAGTTCGGCGTTGCCGGGGTTAAGCTTTAAGAGGGAATCCACTTGCTTCAGTTCGTTCTGCAGGCTGCGCGATTTTTTATTGACGTCTTCGAGTGCCTTGCCGAGCCCAGTCGTGTTCGCACCGATTTCTATCGTAATACCCTTGATGCTTGCCGCCAAATGAATCCCTCCTCTCTATATGGCCAACTGGTCGATGTCCGCCTGGGTAGCGTCTTTGGTTCGGCTCCTGGCTTCCGTTAAAAACCCGATATATGAAAGCAAGTCGGAGAAGGTCATCTCGTCCAGCTCATGGAACGAAAGCCCCGCCGACTTGCCCAGGTACAAGGCGTCCCGCCAGTCTATGTGTTTTGAATTCCCCTGGGCTTCGTTACGCCCAGCATAAGAAAAAAATTGTCGTTCACCAGATCCATCACGGTTTTGGATGCCTCGACCGCATCGTATTCAAAAAGCGCGTCGCACCATTCCTCAAACGGCAGTATGCCTTTGTTGGCCGCATACGCGAATGTCCAAAGCATCCTGCGGATAATGGCGCTGAACTCAAAGATGTTGGTCTTTTGCAGGATGTCCAGAGCGTTTGTGCTGTCGATACCCGCGAACTCGCTCTGCAGCTTCTCCATGTCCGCCAGACGTTTGAGGTCGGCCTGAAAGTCCGGTAGCTCCTCACCGTTCAGTCTCGCGTGCCGGTAGTAGTACATGAAGTTGGCGGATGGTTTTAACTGCAAATCCTGCCCGTTGACCTTGATTACTTTTTGCATTCTTCAATTCCTCCTTACGGCGTAGGCGCTGCGAATTCATACACCGACGTGTAGAAGCCGGAATACGCCACTTCGTTCAAAGCGCTCTTCACCAGAACCGCTTTGACCATGCCGTCAAGCTGACGGGGCACGGCAACAAAGGAAAGTGTATCCGTTGTAGGTTCAATCGTGCCTTTTACGGTATTCGCGTCCACGTTCGGCCTTGAGGCAAGGCACTCGTAGAACACAAACCGTCTCGGCTGTAGGTCGCCCTGCACCTCGAACAACAGCGCGAACGACGTCTGCATCGCGTCCATATGCTCAAACAGCGCGCCGTTATCGTCTTCGGTGAATCCCAGACAATCCTTTAAAAAAGAAGGCGGGATGTCCGCGATGGTCATCTCGCCCTCGTAACCCTGGTTCGCGTCTTTTGTAAAATAGGCCACATCGTCCGCGTAAAACTCCGCGCGTTCGCCTTTAGGTTTGAGCGTCAGCGATACCTGTCCCGGAAACGGAACGGGTACCGCATAGCCTGTATCGGTAACTTTTGCGTAATGCGCGTTCCGCAGTCCGAATTTGACCTTGTTATCAGGCATATTCTTTTCCCCCTATCATTTGAATTTCATAAATGACTTCCAGAAGCTGTTCACTCTGGAGGTACGTTTCGGTCTTGTCGTACACAAGGCCGTATGAGTCAAAAATGCCCTCGAGTTTTTCCTCAAGGGCAATGTCTTTTTTCTCCGTATACAGTTCCACCTGGTAGTTATCCCGCTTCAGATAAACCATCGAATCCGCAGTATAGTTGTTCGAGTGTGAGAAAACATACACGATGTATGGCGGTGGTTTCGGCTGAAGGAAGCTGTTTCGTGCTACCGGCACACCTGTTTCAGAAAGTATCTGAGCCAGATACGCGCTCATCGTTTCACCGCCTCCTCAATTTTCCTCTCAAACTCCGGCAGCAGCCTGTCGCAGGCAGGGCGGATGTGCGGTTTTCCAGAGACTCTGCCGCCGCCGCGCTTGGCGTGGCCATACTCAACAAGGTGGGCGATGGAATATCGCTTGGGGTTGCACACCAGCTTGGCGTATCCTTCTTTGGAGCGGGTTCTTTCTCCAAGCTGCCGGACTGTCCAGCCTTTGGCATATTTGCCTTTACGTTTGGGCGCGGCCGTGCGGATTTCCCTGACCATCGCGTCCGCAGTACTGTCCACAATCTCAGGGATTGCTTCCTCCACCTCTTCGGTGTACTCCTGCATGGCGTCCATAATGGCGTCTGCCAGACCGTCGATATTGGTCATACCATTGCCTCCCTGCACATCAAAACCAGCGATTCGCGCCGTTCCTTGGGGTTGATAACTGACAGCACCTCGAAAATCCTGCCGTCATATATCACGCGCATATCCGGCGATACATCCTTCCGGTAGCGAATCGTGATCTTGGCCGAAACCTCCGCGTTTACCTGTTTGGCCGCGAAATACTCCCTGCCGGAAAGCGGCTCGATTGCCGACCATACCGTGGCTATATCCACCCAGGCTTCCGATTGCTGCTTCAATTCATCTTCCGTAATCTCTTTTCTTTGCAGCACCACCCGGTGCCGTAAATCTCCTATTTTCATCACCACGCATCCTCCCTGTACGCAAACAGCATCCCGCGAAGCGAATTCATAAGCACGGCAGCATCTAGGCTTTCTCTCTGCTCGTACATAACGGAAACCGCGTAATAGACGGCTTGCTTCACGACTTCAGGCGCTTCCGATAGTTCGCTCAACGGAAAACGGAGGATACCGCTTACGATATCCTCCGCCGCCATGATGAAGCCCTCAATGAGCGCGTCCTCGTCATTGGACTCGACTCTTATCCATTCCTTAGTTTTTTCGAGTGTTACGATCAAACGCGCTCACCTCCTCATTTGTAACTAAACCTTCATTTGTAAAACCTTGATGGCTTCGGCAAGTATGAGCTTGCCGTCCACGCGCTGGGTTGCCATAAACCCGACCTGTCCGGTCGCGGCATACAGCTCGTTCAGCCGTTTGAAAGCGCGTCCCTGCCTGTCCGCCACCCAGTAGTAGCCAAAATCACCTAACGCAATGGTTTTTGCCGCCGACGCGATGGCCGGAACATACGCTGAGGTTTTGACTGGGCGGTTCAGGATGGTATCCGGCGTGCCCGCCGTAACCGACGGCTGCCACAGGTACTGCCCGTTGTTGTCCTTTAATTTCCGTATCGCTTTGACCGTTGAGTCGTTCGTTACGAATACCGCATTCCTGCGGTACGGGGATTTCAGGGAATAGAACAGGTCCATGATCTCGTCCATGGTTATCGATGCGCCTGCCGTTGTGACGCCGATCTCCGCGCCGCCCACAGTATGGAAGATGCCGGTCGGCTTACCCGCTCCGTCCCCGATAAAGAGTGCTTCCTCTTCCTTTGCTCCGATACGTCTCGCGAATTCCTTGGAGATGTAGCTTTCAAGGTTAAACACCGAATCATTGATGAGTTCTTCGCTCACCTTGATCATCGTCGCGAGCTTATAGGCACCGATGGATACCTGTCCGAACGCGTCATCGCTTTCGGGAATGACACCTTCCTCGTCCACCCACGAAGCCGTGCCCTTGGAAGCCACGACCGGTATTTTCTTATCGCCGCTTGAAGTCGTAATGACCTTGGCGAGCTGCCTGAAGAGGTTTTCTTCCTCCAGAGCTTCCACCAGCGTATTCTCGAATTCGTCCGGCACGAGATAGCCGCCCTCGCTGTCGGTTCCTATCTGCAAAGCGTTCTGCACTTCAAAGTTCGCCTTATTGCGCATGGCCTTCCAGAATGCCTGCTTGTACTCGTCCGTGGCGCGCCCGGTCTTGGCATCCCCATTGGAAGCAGGTTTATGGGTCAGCGGCGTGTTCACCGGCTTGGAAAGTTCAAGGTCGATAGCTGCCTGCCGCTCAAGGCGGTCTATTTCCTTGCCAAGCGCCACCACGTCGGCTTCCATTTTTTCATACGCCGCCGTATCTTCTGCCGACAGCAGACCGTCGTTGCCGCGCTTGGAATCTAAAAAAGCCTTGGCTGCTTCCCAGGCTTTCGCGCGTTTCTCACGTAGTTCTAGTATTTTGTTCATCCTCTTTTCCTCCTTACGGTTTCAATAAAAAAAGCCGCTTTTCAAGCGACTCGATTGGGGTCTTTGGTTTTTCCGGCTTTGGCAGTTTTTTAAGTGTCGAATTCATGACCGCCTGCCGGCTGAATATCAGGCCGTCCGATACTTCAATTCCGGGCGGCGCTTCGCCGGTGAACATGATATCGTCGGCGAAACCAAGTTCCACAGCCTTCTTTGCGTTGAACCAGCTCTCGGCGTCCATGAGGTGCGATATCCTCGCCCGGGACAGCCCGGACTTGATTTCATACGCATTGATGATACACTCCTTGACCTCCTCCAGCATGGATATCGCTTTCGCCATCTCTCCCGCGTCGCCAATGGCGATGGTCATGGGGTTATGGATCATGAGCATGGATACCGGCGACATATATACCTCGCCTCCCGCCATAGCGATAACGCTGGCCGCTGACGCCGCAATGCCGTCGATCTTCACAGTGACGTTGCCCTTGTAGTCCATGAGCATGTTGTAAATCTGGCTGGCCGCAAACACGTCGCCGCCCGGCGAATTGATCCAGATCGTGATGTCACCCTCGCCGGACAGAAGCTCCGCCTTGAACTGCTTGGGTGTGATTTCGTCCCCCAGCCAGCTCTCCTCCGCGATGGCGCCGTCCAGATATAGCGTTCGAACCCCGTCCTCGTTTTTAACCCAGTTCCAGAACTTTCTGTGCATGTGCTTTTCCCTCCGTTTGTCTGTTTGTATTGGCGAACGCGCCCGCGTCACGCAGCTTGGTCATATTGCCGTTGATCAGGTACAGGTCGCCGCCCTCTTCCTCGGGTATCCGGTTCATATCTTCCAGTTCGCGGATGTCGTTGGCCGACAGCCAACCGTTCTGCCGCCCTGTGGCATATCCGGTCATACGGCTTTGGTAGTCGCCACGCAATAGGCCGTCTACGTTGAACTTGGCGAAATACACCCGTTTTTCCGAAGGCAGAAACATCGCCTTTTGTATGGCCTGCTCCCAGCGCGCCACCCACGGGTCGAGCGTATATTTTACGAATTCCAGCGACTGCTGTTCTATATTGCTGAAACTGCTCTTTTCGAGGTCGCCGATCATATGCGGCGGTATCCTGAATATCCGCGCGATTTCGTTGATCTGGAATTTGCGCGTCTCCAGAAACTGCGCCTGTTCGGGCGGAATACCGATGGATTGAAACTTCATCCCCTCTTCCAGTACGGCGATCCGGTGCGCGTTGGCGCTGCCCTGATACACGGCGTTCCAGCTTTCTCGTACGCGCTTCGGGTCCTTCACCACACCCGGGTGCTCCAGCACACCACCTGGGCTCGCACCGTTGGCGAAGAACGACGCGCCGTACTCCTCGCAGGCAATTGCCATGCCGATGGCGTTCTTGGCCATGGCGATGGGCGAGTAACCGATAAGGCCATCAAAGCCGAGGCCGGGGACATGCAGCACGTCCAGCGGGCGCAGGATCGCCGAACCTGTATCTGTCCGGTACTCGTAGAAAAGCTGCCCGTTTGCCGTTCTGTCCACGGTCATTCTGTTGGGCAGCAGGGGGTATAAGGCCAGCACCCGTCCCGTTCCGTCACGGATGATCTGTGCATAGGCATTGCCCCAAATCAAAAGATGACTCATAAGTGTCTCCCGGAACACGAATGAAGTCATCTCGGGGTTCGGCTCCGTATGGAGCAGATAATATATGGGATGGACTATTGCTCTCTCCTTGCCGCCGTCCGGCTTGTACCGGTAAACGTGTAGCGGCAGACCGGCTATCGCTTCGGCTAATATTCTTACACAGGCGTACACCGCCGTCGTCTGCATGGCTGTGCGTTCGTTGACCGCCTTTCCACTCGCCGTACCGCCGAAAAAGAAGCTGTAATCACTCCCCGCCAGCCGGTTCCTTGGCTTATCCCGTGACCTGAACAGGCTTGAAAATATATTCATAAAATCAACAACCCCCTTTCATCGTAAACTGAAGCGCCGTGATCACCGCCGCCGTTCCTAAGTGCGCGATCCAGCGCCATGATCGTGGCCACAGCGCCATCGATCCTCTCGGTGGATTTCTCTTTATCCGGCTTGATGTTGCCAGCAGGGTCCGTCTTGATGAAGATGTTATCCACCATCCAGCGCAGTACCGGATGTCCGCCATGCGCCAGTTTTTCCTCCAACGTCAGCTTCATCAGTTCCTTGGTCGGAGGCGACATATCCTTAAAACCCTGACCGAACGGCACCACCGTAAAGCCCATACCCTCGAGGTTTTGTACCATCTGTACCGCGCCCCAACGGTCAAAGGCGATCTCCCGAATGTTGTATTTCGTACCGAGATCCTCGATGAAGCTCTCGATAAACCCGTAATGCACCACATTGCCTTCCGTTGTCAGAAGATAGCCCTGTTTCTTCCATACGTCATACGGCACATGGTCGCGTCGCACGCGCAGGTCGATGTTATCTTCCGGCATCCAGAAGAACGGCAGGATGATGTATTTATCATCCTCGTCCATCGGCGGAAACGCCAGTACGAAGGCGGTAATGTCGGTCGTCGAGGAAAGGTCGAGACCGCCGTAGCATATCCGTCCGCGCAGGCTCTCAGGATCGACCGCAAAGGCACATTTGTCCCATTTCTCCATAGGCATCCAGCGTACGGATTGCTTGACCCATTGGTTGAGCCGGAGCTGCCGAAACAGGTTTTCTTCGGCGGGGTTTTGCCGGGCGTTCTCGCAGGCCACCCGCAGCTTTTCTATGTCCACCGTAATGCCGAGGCTCGGATTGACTTTCGCCCATACCTTTTCGCTCGCCCAATCGTCGTTATCGCCGGCGCTGTAGATCACCGGATAGAATGTCGGATCGACCTTGCGTCCCTGCAGGATATCCCCGGCCTTTTGGTGTACCTCCCAGCAGATGGAATGCCGGTCGGTGCCCGCCGTCGTGATCAGAAAGAACAGGGGCTGCTTCCTCGCGTCGCCCGAACCGTGGAGCATAACGTCGTACAAGTTCCTGTTCGGCTGGGCGTGTAACTCGTCAAACACCACGCCATGGACGTTCAGGCCATGCTTGGTATACGCTTCTGCGGACAATACTTGATAGAAGCTGCCCAGAGGTTTATACACCAGCCGCTTTTGTGAAAGCATAGGCTTGATACGGCTTTTGAGCGCCGGGCATTGCTCCACCATATCGACCGCGACATCGAAAACTATGGATGCCTGCTGCCGATCGGAAGCACAGCCGTACACCTCGCCGCCATGTTCATAGTCCCCGCAGGTCAGCAGCAGCGCGACGGCAGCCGCCAGCTCGCTCTTGCCCTGCTTTTTCGGGATTTCCACATATGCGGTGTTGAACTGCCGGTAGCCGTTTGGCTTGAGGATTCCGAACACGTCCCTCACGATCTGTTCCTGCCAGTCGATGAGGTCAAATGGCTGCCCGTGCCACTCTCCTTTGGTGTGCTTGAGGCAATTTATAAAGGAAACGGCGATATCCGCCGCGTTCTTGTCGTATTTGGAATTGTCCACCATAAACTTGGTAGGCTTGTATTTTTTAAGTTTTCGCAGCGTTGCCGCCCCCTTTCCTAAAAACTGAGCAAAAAAAAAGGAACCCCTTTTGGAGTCCCTTCAATCCCTGCTATATCGGTTCGGTTTCTTTAATCCTCCCGCTTGAGTCCAATAAACGCGCTGATCTCGTCGAGCATCTCGTTGATATGCTCCGCGCTGCCAACGTGTCCCCAATGCGCCTCGCGACAATCGATACCGTTATCGATGATGTGCGCTTTGATTTTGTCCAGCTTGTCGAACACCTCTGTCATGTTCCTTGCATATGCTTGCGTGCAAGTTTCGCCGCGCCTGTTTTTCCCCTGTCCTGCCATGTCCTAATCCTCCTAAAAACTGTGTTCTCCCTTTCGGTAGGTCACATTAGGCCATGGAGAACACAGGATAGCAAGACAATTCTATATATAATGTAGAAAAGCACTCCTGCGCAGTAAGTGGATTTCTACGCCCGTTTTTCGATCTTTACCCGGCGAAATATACTCTCTATGGCAGAGAAAAAGAGCCTCAAAAAGAAGCCCTTCTCCAAAAATTGATTTCCATTCGTCTTACCGCTTACCCGTCATAATGAACTCTGCGTATTCTTTCCGATGCTCTTCAAGGAATACCACTAATTCATATAACTCTCTGTTGTACGCTTCCCGCTGCACGCCGTATACGTCAAGCATATTGACCGCGCCGCTATCCCGTACCGCCAGTATTTGGTCATAAATCTTGTCGGTTATCAGCATATCATTGCACATCGCTACACCTTCGCTTTCCTTGCCCGTGCCGCCGAATCCCGCGCGGCCTTGCCAAGTATGGAAAGATTAAAACCCGCGTCCACATAACCCTGCCGGATCACGTCGTAGTAGTACCGGCTGGGTGCGCCGAGCAGCCTTCCCTCATTCATAATGTATATCATTGCTGAGATCCACTTGCCATCATATCTCACCTTGGCCGTTTCCTTCCGGTACAGGTATGGATATCCTTCGTACCGGTCAAGCACCGCCTCATCGGCAGGGGTGATATGCCATAACAGGAGCGGCACGCTGCCGCCATCGTGTTTTTCTACCGTCGCCACCGCGCTGCCGCCTCCGCCTCTAAACAAAAGCCGGTACCCGTTCAGCTTCGTTCCGCCCAGTACCTTGGCGGTAGGGCATCGGTATGCCATCTGCCCAAGATTGAGGTTGCTTCCATATGCCGCATATATCTTGCCTTTATCCGTATTCATTGCTTCATCCTCCTTGCGTATTGCCCGTTGGGGGCGGTTGTCCGCCCCACTGCGCCCTCTTTACCTATGCCGCCACCCGAAACCGCCATGCGGCGTTGCCGTCCAAATGCCGGCAAAGGTGTTCGCGGCAGTTTTTGAACTCCTCACCTATGAACCCAATCCGATTTAAATATGTCCGCATGGCGAATTTCTCGTTTTCGGTTTGGTTCTTCCTGCTGCTCGCGCATTTTTGCGTAAGCGCCTGATGGTTGAGTGCCAAGGCAAGAACGATGTAGCTGCGTATCTTTCCCGCGTGCAGCTCGCTGTTGAACCCGCGAAGCTCCACCGTATGGTTGCCGGTGAAAAAGCTGTGTAGGTTCAAAAAGTGATACCGGCTGCTATGGTAATGCGTAGTCCGGTTATCGCGGTAGCCCTCGTACCAAATCCTCTCGATGGCCGCCATGGTCTTGGGCTTCCTGCGGTTCATCTTGTCTACCAACGCCGCGTCCATCTTCTTGCAAAAGCGCATCCTGTCCGGTTCGATCTGCAAGGCTTTATAAAAAAGGTCATTTTTGCTGGCGATGATATTTATGAAGTTGCGCAGGCTGCGCGGCGTGTGGTTCGCGCCGTTCAAGTGAATGTGTATCCCTGTGCTGCTGTTCGTGAATCCGCCTGCCTTCCTGAGCCTGCGTATCAATTCCTGCAATGTCTCGATATCCTCGCTGTAGGTCAGTATCGGGCTGACCATCTCCACGCTGTACTCGTTTCCGGCGTTAACCATCCGGCTGCCTTCCTTTTTTTGCGTTTTGATGCTGCCGTCGCTCATGAACTTCCAAACCCTTCCGTCCGGCGTGAAAACCTTCTGCGTGTTGTAGTAGTCGCTTCCGGCTTCGATCCTGCCGCCCAGGAACTCCGCCGCTGCCTTCGCCGCTTGTGCCCTTGTGATCCCCGTGAATTCAACCTCGATGCCGAATTTTGCTGTGAACATCCTTGCTTCCTGCCTTTCAAAAACTGTGTTTTCCCTTTCGGTAGGACACATTAGGCCATTAGAAACACAGGAAAGCAAGGCAATTCTGCTGCGGTATTAAAGTATTTTCTGCGATATTTATCCTATATCCGCCGTATAATATCGACGCCATACACCGCTCCAAGTGATGATCCACAGTCCCAGTTAATATGGATGGTACCGGCGTCATCTACGAAAGCGACCGATCCCTGAGTACCTTCAGCCAGCTTAGTATACGGATCGTTCATATATACAAGCTCGACGCGGGCACCGCGCGGGTACTGCTCTTTCAATCTTGCAATGACTTCTTTTGGGGGGAATCCGTTATTGCTCATCTTGAACTTCCTCCCCATTCTGTTGTTTGGCTTCGACGCTCTTGAATGCACCGTTTCCGGTAAGCCGCCTAAGCAGCACCTTACGCTCGGTTTTAAATTCGTCCCCGATGAAACCCAGCCGAAGAAGGAAACAGCGGAAAGCGTACTTTTCGTTATCTGCCGGTTTCTCCGTCCGTGAGACGCGCTTTTGCGTTTTCGCCATTTCCCAGAGCCGGTGCGCTAATGTGATGTATGCCTGTACTTGATCGGCGTCCAGCGTCGCATTCCAGAACGGGAAGCATATTTCTCCATCACCGGCTGTTATGGTTATCTCGCCGTCTGTACCCAGCGATTTTTTCAGCAGCGTTTCCTTGCTTGCTATCATATTTTTCAAGTTCTCTAGCGCCGCCTCGCAGTTCCCGTCCGTCGCCAGATACAGCTTCATGTTGCCTTCCGCAGTTAACCCCGCGATATTGAGCGCCTCGATGACCGGTCTGATGCTTTTGATTTCGTCAAAACCTATCTCCGGCGAATGCACCATACTATCCCTGTCCACCGACCAGCCTCCAGCCTGATATGCGAAGGAGGGCGGCCCCGCATACTTTACGATTTCGCCAATAGGCAACGCAATTACAGATGCAATGACCTTACGCTCTTGTCCGGTGATCTTTTGTGAGAATCTGATTCTGTTGTTTTCCATTTCCTTTTACCACCTTTCATTTTGGCAGGGTACATTAACGCTCTGTCTTGTGAGATTTGCAAGGGCATTCTTATGCAGTCTGTGCTTCTTTATATGACTGTTTTTCACCGCCGCGAATGAGCGAAATCGTCTCATCGCTGCCGACCTGCTCGATAAATCTTTTTACGATCACATCACAGTATTTCGGGTCAAGTTCCATCATGCGGCACATACGCCCGGTCTGCTCGGCTGCGATTAGCGTCGTCCCACTCCCGCCGAATAGATCAAGCACGAAATCACCTGTGTGCGAGCTGTTGAGCATGGCCTTGGCCACCAGTGTCACAGGTTTCATGGTCGGATGCTCTTCGGATACCTTCGGGCGCGGGATTTCCCATACGTCCGACTGCTTTCTATCGCGCAGGGGGCAAAGCCTTGCGCCCTCCGGCCAGCCATACCAGATCGGTTCAAACTGCGTGTGGTAATCCTTGCGAGACAATACCAATGTGTCTTTCTTCCATATGATCGTGCTTGACCAATGGTAGGTAAGCGCGGTCATGGCATTCATCAGGTTACCCCACTCCTGCGCTGACATCACTACATATGTCATACAGCCCGGTTCGGAAACCTCTTTCATGCAGGTAAACGCGCGTAATAAAAAAGCGCCGAATTCCTCGGTGCTCATGCTGTCGTTGAGTATTTGCCTCCCGTTTTTCCATCGGGGATTTTTTGATGTTCCATAATCAACATTCCAGGGCGGATCGGTAAAAACGAAACGCGCTTTTTTACCATCCATAAGCGTTTTGACGTCATCCATGCTGGTGCTGTCTCCGCACATGAGACTGTGCTTTCCCAAAATCCACACGTCGCCACGCCGCGTGATTGGCGTTTCGATTTCCGCTATCGCCTTGTCCGCGTCGAAATTGTCCTCTTTGACGTTGCTTGTGGTTTTATCTCTGAACAGGTCATCGATCTCCGCCGCGTCAAAGCCGGTCAGGGATACATCAAAGCCGTCCCCGCTCAAATCGCGGAGCAGGTCGGTCAGAAGCGGAATATCGAATTCACCGCTGATTTTATTTAGCGCCACGTTGAGCGCCTTCTCCCGCTGCTCGTCGATATCCAGCACCACGCAGTCAATTTCCGTATATCCCATCGCTGTTAATATTTTAAACCGCTGGTGCCCGCCTACAATATTACCTGTGCGGCTATTCCAGATAACCGGCTCCACATAGCCGAACTTCTCGATGGAGCGGTGCAGTTTCTCGTATTCCGCATCGCCGGGCTTCAGATCACGGCGTGGGTTGTATTTTGCCGCCTTTATCTTTGAGACGGGGATTTTCTGTATATCCAAACCTTAGCCCTCCAGTCTGACCGCTTTTTCGCCGGTAAACTCCTCCCACCGCTTGACTGCCAAATCGCAGTAAACGGGGGAAAGCTCCATCGCATAGCATCGGCGTTCCGTCTGCTCGGCCGCGATGATGGTGGTGCCGCTACCCGAGAATGGCTCCAGCATGGTACCGCCCCTGTCACTGTGCATCTTTATACAACGCCACGGCAACTCGACCGGAAACATGGCCGGATGCTCCTTGTTGGCGCGTACCGTAGTCATTTCCCAGATACCTGCGTAGCCCCATTTCTTACGCTCTTCCTTGGTCAGCCTTTTTGCAAACCGGTAACTGTGTCCGGCGAACGCCGAGAGCCATACATATTCCTGATCGTTGTATTCCTCGGCCTCACCGTTCTTGGAAAACGCCGAAATGTACTCGTATTGCTGCACGGGCTTGTTGGAAACGAGATGATAGGGTCCTACACCGAAATTCATCCCCTGCTTCTTCCAGATGCGTATCCATATCGGACGAAAGCCACTGTCGGCAAACATGTTCACGCTGTACACGCTGGTCGGTTCGATGAACTGTGAGCCGGTCGCGTAAAGATCACCCAGGTTCCAGCACACAATATCCGCATACTTACAGACATTCTTAATCACCGGCTTCATGGTTTCAAACCACGGCTCTATACCTGCCTTTTCGTACTCCTTGCCCACGCCGTAAGGCGGCGAAGTAACGGCACACTGCGCATGCCCGCCGTCCATGAGCTTTGCAAAGTCCTCGGGGCTGGTGCTGTCGCCGCACATCAACCTATGGTTTCCGAGCAGCCAGATGTCCCCGCGCTGCGTGATTGCGCCGTCTGTCTCGATGCGCTCTTTTTCCTTGTCGATGTCGAAGTCGTCCTGCACCGCTTCCTTGGAATAGAACCGGTTAAGCAATTCGTCGATCTCCGAAGCGTCAAAGCCGGTAAGGGATACGTCGAACGCGCCCGCGTCAAGATCAGCCATCAATTCCGCCAGCTTGGTTTCATCCCATTCGCCCTGAATTTTGTTGAGAGCAATATTGAGCGCCTTCTCCTTTTGCACATCCAAATCGACCACCACGCAGTCGATTTCCGTATACCCCAAATCAAGCATGACCTTCAGCCGCTGATGTCCGCCGACCACGTTACCGGTCTGTTGGTTCCAGATGACCGGCTCGACATAGCCGAACTCGGAAATGGAGCGTTTAAGCTTCTCATATTCCTTATCCCCAGGCTTCAAATCCTTACGGGGATTGTAGGCCGCAGGGTTTAACTGCCTGATATTTACCTTTCGTATTTCCATACCGTTCCCTCTTTTCTGCATATCCGTTCCAGCCCTTTTTTCGCACCTGATATATCGCCAGCCAGCGCCTGGCCGCGCAGGGTTTTCAACTGCTGTCTTGAAAGCCTGTTTGTATAAGCACGCAGGCTCTTTATGAACCGGTTGATTTCATAAAAACTCATGTGTACCTCACAGCAAAAAATTCTCATACGGGACGCCGATATACTCCAGCACACGCCGCAGTCCCAAACCGCCGTTATCCCAGTCCCTCATGCAATACCGCCACAGCTTTGGATGCGTTTTCTGCAGCCTTTGAAACCTGTTCGGCTGCTCCTCCAAATGGACGCCGAACATACAAAAAATACATCCTGTTCGGACGTATCCCATATCGTAAATCCTGCAATACGGGAAGTTGAACCGGTGGATGTACTCCCAAATATCTGCTTCAACCCAAAAGGAAAGCGGCGTTGATGTTGGCCGCTTATTGTTAAAAGCGTTGCAGCCGCTTTGCAGCCAGCGTTGTGTCCGAAGGGCACTTTCACATGCCATCGTTCCGATGATCGGCACCCGTCCACTTTCTTTGGCGTATTTCTTTAGCGGCTTTTTCTTCATCTCGTCGCAGCATCCCGCACCGATAAGAAACGGAGCGTCCACGAGATACTTCCACTGCTCTGATATCTTAAAACGGGTCTTGCTCCCGTCCGGCCTGATACCGAGCATGTTCTTACGGTACACTGCCGGATTGCCGCCCCTGACACGATAAATCCAATCGCTCTGCTCTTTGCTGATCACCGGATACCCATGTTTTTCTATGACCTGCTTAAATGTCATATTGGGCTTGAGCCAAGTCACATTTGGAACTGTTTTAACAAACTCCCGTATTTCGGGGAATTCCAAGCCGGTATCCGAAAACACGGCAGGGATTTCGGGATACAATGAGCGCGCCAAGTGCAGAAGCACCGTCGAATCCTTCCCACCGCTGAAGGAAACATATACGTCGCCCTCGTAGTGCTCATACCATTCCCGAATGCGCAACTGGCTCTTCTGGATTTTTATATCGAGCGGCAGACCTTGAAGCTGTCGCAACTGCCATAGCTCCAAATCAACCGCCACCTCTCCGTGCCGAAAGGAGACGCTCCATCGCATCGTCGTGCGGCGTAGCGCCTTTGTAATCCGTGGCGCAGTTCTCACGCACCACCTGATAAATCTGATACCAGATGTTGTTGACCTGCTTCATGAAGCTCTGGCTCATCGCCACATAGGGCGACGGAATCGCGTTGCCCGTCGTGGGGTGTTTGGCAAGGAAGCCGAATTCCGTGATGCACTCCTCGCATTGAATCCATCTTGAAACCGACATTGCGTACTGCTCCAAAAGCTGCGCCGGTACGAGGTGGGTACATTTATGCGCATGGAGCCATTGCCACGTATTTTCATATATCTCGACCGCCATAAGCTCCTTGCCGTTTTTCTGTTTGCCGGAAAGGTAATCGCGCGGCGGCGGCATTGTTTGGCCTTCCAGATTGGCGGTATCCGTAAACTCAATGACCTTGAGCCTGCGCCTACCGGGGTTGCCGTCAAGGATGTTGTCCGCCAGCGCCTTCTTTTTGCCGCCAGCGCCAATCCTTGCGCCGCCCCGGTTCGTACCGTCCTTCGCCATATGCGTCACCTCACTTTCCTTGAAAATAAAAAGGGGATATACCCCGTTTGAAACTGCGACTTTTCGCGCGTGACCCGCGCACCGTTCCCCAATTGATAATTTGTGGAGATTTGACCTCCCCTTGCCCTCTTGCACCCTTATTCGTTTTCGGATATAATTTAATCACCATAAAGAGAAGGCGAGAGACAAGCTCTGTGACCCTTCCGCAACCTACTCTAAGGCAAGGTGCGAATGCTTGAACGATGGGCTAAGTAGAATCTACAGGCTCGTCGGTCGATGGGCCTTTTCTTTTTGAGTTTATTTTCAAGGAGACCTACAATGTCCGATACCGGTAACAATCAGTCAGTCTACGGAAAACTCTATTACGACACTGGTGAACTCAAATACGAAGGATATTACTCCCCCACAAAACACGACGCCGTTTATCATGAACCGCATGGTAAAGGTACCTCCTATTATAAAAACGGAGTCGTGTACCGTGAAGGTCAGTTCCAACATGGAGGTCTCTTTGAAGGAAAGGAATACTACTCTTCTGGGAAGCTTAAGTTCGAAGGACGATATAACTGCCGTGCAACTGATCGTGGATATTACGGCCCAACCTATCCTCTGTTTGGCAAGTTCTATGGCGAAGACGGCTCGCTTATATACGAAGGCAATTTCAAAGTTGAAAAGCAGGGAAGCGTCGGTTATCCCAAAGTAATTTTTCCCGAGGGGTATGGTTCCCTTTAAGTATTCTTTCTCCTCCAGCGCCCACCCTCACGAGCAGTAATCTCAGAGTGGCAACTCTCACACAAGCTCATGAGGTTGCTTTCATCATGCGTACCACCTTTGGATAACGGCAGGATGTGGTGTACTTCTTCCGTAGGTTTTAACCTGCCGGCAGCTTGACACCGTTCACACAACGGATGCGCTGATATATACCGGGCGCGTATCTTTTCCCAAGCACGGCCATACCGTTTTCTTGTCGCCGGATCGCGCTCATATTTGTTGTACCGCACGTCCGCTTCCTTTCTGTGGCACTCACAATATTGGCCATCTGTCAGCACCGGACATCCGGGATGGCTGCATGGACGCTTGGGCTTTCGGGGCATGTTTTCCTCCAAACAGAAAAGGCACCCGCCGTTTGGCAGATGCCCTTGTGGATATTATCTTGATGGTACTATTGTACATCCTTCGTTTAGGACATACTATGACATTTCATGACATCATTCGGAATAACCACCGATTGCAATGCGTTATTATGCATACGATCCACATGCCGCAAAGTGTAGCTCATATCCACGGCGATCTGCTCCCAAGTTTTGAAGCAAAGGTAACGCAACTCCAAAAGCGTCTGATATTCGGCGTTTCTGATCCCCTTGATGATCGTAACGATCTCACGCTTTAGATCAACGAGGGTGTCGATGTCGTTGTTGATTTCATTCTCCAAGTCGATCATCTTGGCGATGATGCTTTCCATCGGATGGATATTCCGGCTCGGGTTACGCGGCGCATCCGTTAGAGTAGTTGTCGCTTTGCTTGCCAGTTCCCGCAGGGACGCAATCTGTTCTAGCTTGCTGTTGATACGCTGGTCGATGCGGTAAGCCTGTCCTAGATATTCTTTAGCAGTCATGTCCGGCACCGCCTTCCAGCCACGGCATTTTCCCGTGATAATATGTGCTCGCGATAGATCTCTGCGTCGCCTTATCCATGCAGGCCAGCCGCTTGTATGCTTTTTTACGGGACTCTTCCTGCTGCTCAGTCGTCATAAAGAAAGGGCACCGATCTCCCGGGCATGCTTTCACTTTCAGCGCCACGCAGACAGTATTTTCGCAATATGCGAAACAGGTTTTATCCATAAGGTTGATCCTCCCAAAGTTCAAGTTTTTTTCAGACCGCCGATAACGGCCTTGACTTCCTCGACACTTGTAACCTTGCAGGCTTCGCCTCTTGCTTCTTTGATTTTTAGCATCGTAACTTCTTGTAACTTCGTAAGCCTGCCCGATGGTGCCTTAACCTCGAAGGCCACGAACCTGCCGCCAACGCAGCAGATGATATCGGGCAAACCCGCAGTGCCGTACATTCCTCCGTGCTCTTTCCAGAAAAAGCACTCCGGCACAGTCTTTAAATACCTTAGAATTGCAGCAGTGATTTCTTTTTCAGCCATAACCCCCAAAGGCATGACCGTAAAACCGGCATAACCAAGTAAAATGGACACTATATATATTTTTCTCTTATTTTAGTGCATACACCATTTTGGTTTATTACGCGCAAGGAATTAAAAACGCCGGTTTTCCCGGTTTCGCCGGTCACAAAACGGTCAGTCAACGCCCTTTCCTCCTTCGCAGAAGGTAAGTCCGAGCCATACCCGGCGCTTCGAGAGCTTGTCCCGTCCGCGCTTAATGCCCGGACACCCGGTTTCAAGCTCCTTGTTGAAATTGGTCTGCGACACCGGCTTCATCCCGGCGTTGCCGCAAAACTCCCTGTACCTCATAAATAACTCGTCGCGCAACGCGGTTTTGCCATCGCCCACCTCGCAGTATTCTTCCACGAAAGACAGTACGCTGTTGCTTTCCACACGGTATCGCTGCAGCTCGGCGCGGGTCGCGTCGGTCTCTGAAAAAACGTAGCTATTCGATATGAGCCGCTTCAAACCGATCAAAGACCACATGAGTATGCCGTCGCGCTCCCCCGCCAGTTTCTCGCGGAGGTTCGGATCGCGTTTGTTTTCCGGTACGGCATGCTCGAACCGGATGATGATGAGCCTGCGGTAAAACCCGTCGCTCCGGTCGCCATAGTTGCGCGGGATTTCGTTGCAGGAGAATAGCAGTCGCGCATACGGCCTGAACGAAAACGGGTCCTTGTTTTTCCGCTCTGCGGTGATATAGTCCTCGCCGGTCAGCGCTTTGAACATGCCATTATCGTCAATGCTCTTTGAGGGCAGGTCGGCGAAGATGTTGGCCAGCTTGCCGAAAAGCTCCGCCTTGTTGAACCGGTCGCCGAGGCCCTGCCACGGAATGTTCGACACGTTTTCACTTCCCAGCAGTATCTCCTGCGCCACCGCCAGCAGCGTCGATTTGCCCGCGTTGGGCGCGCCCACGAATACAAAGGACTTTTGCGCCTTATTCACCGGAATCAGCAGATACCCGAAAATCTCCTGCAGCAGAAAAGTTTCCTCGTCCCTTAGTACGCCGCCCAGGAATTTCAGGAACTGCGGGCACTTCGCGCTCGGGTCATACGTCGCGTTGATCTGCACTGTCGAATAATACTCGGGCGTGTGCGGCTTGAAGCTGTCGTCCAGCACGTTAAATAAGCCGTTTTTGACATTAATAATGAACGGGTTGCAGTTGATCTCCCGCACCGCCTTGCGGATCAGCATCCGCCACTGACCCACAGTATCGTTGATCGCCGTCATACTGGCGTAGCGGGGGATCATGAACTCGCGCGCCTTGGCCAAGGCCCATAAGTCCTCGCTTTGGCCGTACACGCCGCTTTGATAGCAGAAATAACTGCCCGCTCCGTAGAAAGCATCCACATTCTCCGCCATATGGTTGGCAAGTAGGCCGGAGATAAAGCGCAGGCCGCCGCGTTCGGTCGCTTCGTACCAATCAGGCAACTCCGAGCCCTCGGCCTCGCGCTTCGTTTCCTTGCTGGCGCGGTACGCCTTGTTCATCTCCCGCTGAGCCGCGACCAGCGGCTTCATCGCACCGGCTTTTAGGCCAAAGTAGTCCTTGATCTCATACTCGATGAACGTCGCCGCTACCACCGGATCAATGTTGTACAGGTAATTGCGGACGAAATCCTGTGCCGAGGTGACGTTGTCCACCGCCGATTTACTGACCTCCAGCTCGCGTAGAAACACACGCAGTTCCTCAATGGAGAGCGCCTTGTAGCAAAGCGCGGCGGGCGCTTTGCAGCCGCACTCGCCCGTTTCCACTTTCGGGCACATAAAACCCTTCTCGGCAATGGTCTTGCAGGTGATGGGTTTCGTGCCGCTCTCAAGGAAATGATTGATCTTCTCTTGCGTCTCCCGCTCATTGTAGGCCGGATATGCTTTAGACATTTCGTGAATTAGGACGTCGCCGCCCTCAAATACTGCGAGGTTCGTGATCATCGCGTACCAGTCATGCTCCGGAAGCGTTTTGGCATTATCCTTGCAATGCTGTGCGAAAAGGCATCGCCTGCCGACCAGCGCCAAGCCCTTGCGCGTGCCCTTCTGCGACGGCATAGCGATCTGCGGTTCCTCGGGAAGCTCGGGCAGAACCGCCTCCAGCTCCGGCTGTGTATAGCGCAGCTCGGGGCTGAACTTCACGCACTCCACCATGACCGGATCGCCCTTCCGGTGCTCGAAACCGGGCAGGCGCAGCACACGGCTCTCGTTAACGCAGGTCGGGTCGCCATGAAACTGTGCGATCAGGCGTTTTTGCACCCTGCGGAAATCTTCGACCTTCGCGTCCTTCATCAACCAGTACACATGCAGCGATTTCTGCGTCCTAACGATCAGCGACGGTTCGATCGGGAAGGCCTCTATCTGTGCAAGCTGCACCTCAAAGCTTAAACTGTCACACTCTACGAACTGCGCGTTGATACGGGTAATGTCGGTATCCTCATGGCCGCCATAATTGACCACAAAGAATATGCCCCGGTTCTTGGCGTTGTGCTTTTGCAGAGTTTCCAAAATGCTCGCGATCTTTCCCGTCGCGCACTCCAGCTTCGCACCTTTGAAGGTTCCGGCCTTTTTGTCATCGAAAACGCGAAGGCAAACCGTTTCGCCCGCATCGAAGAACGGGCGGAGAAACTCGTCCATCGGAATATTAAGCGCTTTAATCATGTTTCACCTTCACGCAGCTCTCTGAAAACCGCCGTATTTTAACGCCTCTCCGCCTGGCCTTCTCCAGCTCCAGCGACATGCCATAGGATATATGGCTGCCAAAGCACCAAAGCTCCTGACACTTGGTTAGCAGCACCAAGCCCATCCCGAGGGCTTTCTGCCGTTCTATCGGGTTGGCGTCGTCCATGAACTGCGGGAATAGCAGGTGAGGGGCTAACGGTATCACACCCTGCTCCACTGCGAACCGGGAGTATCGCCGGGCGTTTTGGATATTTGTTTTAACGTCGCCCTTAAACGGCGAACAGATATATACGAAGGGCCCGAAATATCCGCTTTTCAGATCGCGTTCAATCGCCATCTCCGCTCCGTATGCGGTAAGATCGAGATAACCTTCGTGATTGAATTTGTTTACACGCATTTGTTTGACCTCCAAGATATTTCTTTCAGTTCGCCGAAGCGAGGCCCGGCCGCCGCTTCTGCGACGATGGGCACATCGAATTCAGGGAAAGGCTGCGCCTCCATGCATTCCTTTATGAGGGCGACCACCTCATCCACTTTCTCTTCCGGCAGTTCGAAAAGAAGCTCATCGTGGATCTGCAGCAACGGCTTCAGCCACATCCGCTCCGGTATTCCGGTAATAATGCGTCCCAGCGCCAGCTTCAAAATATCCGCCGCCGTTCCCTGAATTGGCGTGTTGAGCGCGCATCGCTGCGCGAAGCTCTTTTTACCCCAATCAGCTGAGGTAATGTTCGGCAGATAGCGCCGCCTCCCGAGCCACGTTTCCGTATACCGGCGAAACTCCGCCCGCTTTTTGACCTCTTCCTGCCATTGGGCGAGACGCGGATAACCGGTTTTCAGGTTGCCAATGATACTCTCGCATTCTGGCAACGGGGTGTTCAATCCCGCCTTGAGCTTAAGCGTGCGCTGCAGCCCTTTGGCGAACAGCCCAAAGAACACGCCGAAATTGCAGTTCTTCGCTATAACACGCCTTTCTTTAAAGTGTTCCGCCTGCTTGTCCGCCGCCTGTTCAAAAGATATGCAGTAGATGACCGAGGTCGTTTGCGCATGGATATCGCCGCCTGTCCGGTAGGTTTCCAGCATTTTTTCATCCCGGCAGTAGAACGCGCCGACGCGCAGCTCTATTTGGGAAAAGTCCAGCGAAAGCAGCACCTTGCCATTCGGTGCAGTTATGAAATCCCGTACACCGGTTTCATCGCCGTCCGGCCTCGGCATATTCTGAAGGTTTGGCCGCCGTGCCGCAAAACGTCCGGTTTCCGTACCCAACGGCAGCAGGTCGGGGTGTATCCTTCCGGTCGCCGCATTGATATGCTGCAGATACCCGTCGATGTAGGTGGACTTGATCTTGCCCCACTTACGATACGCCTGTACCAGCTCGAACAAAGGCGCCAGCTCCGGGCGGTTGTCACGGCACCACTCCCCGAGCAGGATCATGGCCTCGTCGTCCGCCGCCTCCTGATATTTGGCCGTCGTTTTTACCACCGGCAGGCCGAGGTCGCCGAACAGATATTTCTTGAACGCGGAGGTTGAGGCGTTCGCGCCGATGTCGACGTCCCCAATGATAAAGGCGATCTCCTCTCTCAACTCCGCCAGCTTCGCTTCGGCATCCGCCTGCTTTCCGAGCATCCGCTCCCGATCCACCGGCAGGCCGTTGTATTTCATAAGGCCACAGTAGACGGCAGTTGGGGACTCGATATTCTCCACGATGAAGCGGTGCTTGGGCAGATACCTATCAAACCACCCATTGAACAGTTGATAAAGCCGCAGCGCGTAATCGCTATCGGCGCATGCGTAATGGACGGTTTCCGCGTCCTGCGGGTCCAGTTCGTCAAAGAACCTGCCCGCCGTCACCTCTTCAAAGTCCGGCAGTTCCGTGCCGAACAGCTCTGGCACCAGCGTTTTCAAACCACTGTCGCCTAGCGTCCGAAAAGCGGTATTGCTTTTTAGCGTCATCTGTGCCGCCGCAATGGTGTCGTAGCAGGGCGGCTGTACGATGATGCCAAGCGCATAGAGAAACATCGCCTCAAATGCGAGATTGTGCGCCACTTTAATGACACTGGGGTTTTCAAACAACTCTGGGCGTAAGGCTGCCATGATCGCTTGTTGGTTTACAGCATTCCGTCCAGTACAATGTCGAAGCGGTACATAGATGGCGCTGCCTTCGGCAACCGAGAAGCTAATGCCGACGATATGTGCTTTATGCGCATCCAGCGCCGCTTTTTCCACATCCCGATAAGCGTCTGACGGCGCTGTCTCGAAGTCGAACGCGACAATGCCCGCGCCATTCAAATAGTCGTGTATTTCTTTGAGTGCTGTCACGCACCTGTAATCCATACTGTCTCTCCTGTCTGCCCGGTATCGGGAGGAAGGCCGCGCCTCCGCTCCCAAATCCGGACGGTTGTTATTTCAAAGGCTCAATGACCTCACCGGTTTCGGGATCGTAATCCGGCATCCCAGCACTGTTATCTACCTCATATCCGACGCGCTTGCTGTACGCTTTCACATCGTTGGACATTCTGCTGATCAGAGCATGCTCCTCCGGCGTAAGCTCGCGGTCAACCGTGAACTGCGCCTGCGAATAGGTGATCCCCCCACTGTTGACAGCTTTTTTCAGTGAAAAACGCGTCACGATGCTGTTCGACATTTTGCCCTTGGCGAGCAGGCGCTTGATATATTTCGTGAACTCTCTTAAGGAGCCAGTCGGGAGCGACAGCAGCAGCGGGAATATTTCCCCTTCGCGCAGCACGTAAATCCTGCGACGGTTCTTGCACGCTTTGGAGCCGTTCTCTCCACTGCCAAACTGATTGTACGGACATTTCGCGCAGGCTCCGCCCGGGTCGCCATCGCCTTTAACGCCGTCAAAGCTGCCGCAATCGGGCGGCTGATTGCCTCCGGTATACTTGCTGCTGTAATAGGCGTGCAGCGTGTGGTGAAATAAGATAACTGCACTGAATTCTTTGACAGTATCCGGTTCGTTCGGGTCCTCACCCGGCACCTCAAATACCGTGCTGCCTGCGGACGGGATTTTTATTCTCTCAAAGCTGGCGCTCAATCCGTCTAAATCTTCTGCCATCGCGCCGCTCATGTTAAACTCCGCGAGCTTTAAGAACCCGCTGTTTTGTACCGTTAAAGCCTTGTCATTCTTACTCATTGATATATCCTCCATTTTCTTTTATTTGGCGGCCTTTCGGACGCCGACTGTGGTTTTTTCGAACACGCTGACCAGACCGTCGAGCCAGTCGGGCAGCGCGTCGCCGTTCTCTGTGATCTGTTCCTTCACGAACGCGGACAGCGAATTCGCATTAACGGTTTCGGTCACCAGCTCGCCGTAGCCCTCGTTACGCAGCGTCGCGAACAGCTCGTCCTTCCTGTCAGCCATGGCCGATGCACGCGTCTTGGTGGTCAGATAGAACATGATGCCGCTTCGCGTAAAGTTCTGCGTTTCGGTCTCAGCCATGATCTCCGACAGCCTGTAATCCACCTCGTCGATCTCGTCATTGATCGCTTTTAACTCCTGTTCCATCGCTTGCTTGGCATCACGCAGCTCGCGAAGCCGGTCGGCCAGCTCAAACATTTTTTCTGAATCCATTGATCTTTCCTCCTATGCCGCAAACGGGTTGCGCCCGCTCCGGTAATCGTCCACTAGCGCTTTTGCGAGGTCGGCCTTGTTTTTGAGCGCTGCCAGCACCTTCTCATCCACGGTGCCCTTGGCCATAAGGAATATATAGGTGCAGTTGTGCTTTTGCCCGACGCGGTGGATACGCGCCTTCGTCTGCTCGAAGTTGCTCATAGAATAGTCAAGCGAATAAAACACCATCGTGCTGGCGGCGGTCAACGTGATGCCGAGTCCCGCCGTGGCGATCTGCCCCACGAACACCGGTATGTCTGGGTCTTTTTGGAACTGCTCCACCTGCTTGTCCCGGTCTTTGACGCCGCCCATGATGAGCGAGTACCGGATTCCCTTCTTATCGAGCATCCCGCAGATGGCTTTAATCTCCGCCACGAACCGCGCGACGATTACCAGCTTTTTGCCTTCCTGCAGGACGTCTTCCACAATATCCTCCAGTGCCGCCTGCTTTGCGATGCTGACGCGCTGGGGTGTGTTGCCTTCGTCGTCCCCGATGAACCCGCCCGTAAGCTGGGACAACCGGAGCAATCGCGTGAGGATGTTGGTCACCGTAACTTCACCTTTGCCCAGCTCCGCGTAGCTGTCCTTCATCAGATCCCGGTAAACACGCATAGCAGCGGGTTCCAGCTCCATAGACCGGACAATATCAGTGGTCTCGGGCAAATCGAGACATTCGACTTTGGTCGCCCGAAACGCGATGCTGTGCAGCCTGCGCATAAGGTCCTGCTCCATAGAGCGCTTGAGCACCGGCGTGTGGTTGCCGTAGCCCACCATGTCAAAGTACCTGTTGCGGAACACATAGAAGCTCTGGCCGAAAACAACCGGATTCAGGAACTTATACTGACTGAACACGTCGATGGCCTTATTCGTGATGACCGTTCCCGTTAGCAGCAACCGATACCGCGCTTTCGCGCCCAGCCGGTGCATAGCCTTGGACGCCGCGATGTTGTGGGTCTTGATCTTATGTCCTTCGTCCGCCACGATCAGATCCGCGTCCCATGCTGCAAGCTCCTTCTCCATACGCCATGCGCTTTCGTAATTGACCACCGCCACCTGCAATGGAGTACCGCGCATATGCCGTAGGGTGTCAGCTTTCTTTGTTCCGTTGCCCGACAATACCGCCAGCGTATAGTCGAAGTCCGCAAACTTCCCGAATTCCTCCTGCCACACGCCAAGAATTGAAAGCGGTGCGACCACCAGCATTCTTTTGATTCTGCCGCTCCTGTACAACGCCCCCGCCACCGCTATACCGGTGAGGCTCTTGCCCAACCCCATCTCCATGAGGAGCGCCACACCTTGTGATACCGGCTCGCCATGCAAGCCAAACATTTTGCAGGCAAAATCAAATGCTTCCACCTGATGCCGGTATGGGTCCGCGCGAATGGGCATTGGGATTGTGGCCAGCTCACTCATCCGCGCACTCCGCTACCTCTTGGATCGCCAGCGTCTTAACGCTATTGCCGGGAACAATGACCATGACCCGGTTGGTTTCTCCAAACAAGCGCCGGAGCAGGCGATCCCGCAGGGGTATCTTCTGGCATCTCAAGATGCCGTTGCCTCCCGGGTCCTTCCCGATGCTGATTTTCAGCCTGTGCTGCATGTGCTTTTCACCTAACCTTTCCGAGGGCTGTTTCAGTGCCCTCGCTATATAGCCACGGGAAAAGCAAAACCGTAGCCCCTTTTACAGAACTTTTTTTAACCGGGCATAGATTTTTCGCAGTCGGTCTCTGATAGCACCTTCCCAAACTCCCTCTTCTGCCGCAATGCTCACGATAGTCCGTCTATCAAAAAAGACCTTTCTTAACAGCTCTTTCTGTTGAGGCAATAGAGTTTGTATTGCTTTGTGCAGGGCAGTCTCTTCTTCAGCCGCTTCAAATTGAGCGGCTATATCCGTATTCGTGTCCGCAAATATGTCGCCTTCATAGGCCATGCCGTCCAGTGATATGTGTCGTCGTGTTTCACGGCGGTCTGATTTTGCAATATCCTGATCCATCTCGATCAGAATAGCTGCGAGTTCTTCGGTTACCTCAATTTCTCTGCTCTCGTCGTTGACAAATTGGTACTTGATTTTCATGTGTCCGGCTCCTTTCGTTTTTGAAGGAACCTGACAATCCGGCATTCTTGCCGCTAAAAAACAGAAAGAGCCTGACAAGCAGCAAAAATTGCCACTTGTCAGGCTCGTATGTCGTCCCCGTATTATTTCAACGGTTCTGAGGGTTCAATCGTTGATGATGAATGAAATTTACTTTCTCGTGCATCGTGCTCTGTACGAAGCGTGGTGACCTGTATTCCGTTAGGTCAGCCGTTGCCCTGTCCGCATACATTCTTGCGGATCATGCCGTTTACCGTGACCGCTCGTTAAGCTCCGGTTTTACGCCCAAAGAACGCCTAGAGCGGGTCAAGCAGTATTCAATTGTTATGGTGGGCATTAGCTCAGTTTTTTGATGGCGAGCTCTGTATTGCAGTTATTGCATTTTACATAGAAATCGGCTTTCGGTTCCGCGTTTGCGGACAGTATCCTTATCTCGGCGACCGTCGACAGTGATGAATCGATGATGCGGCACTTGCATTTTGGGCACTGAATACGTTTGCGCATATACCTGGCAGCGGCAGCGCCCTTACCGCCTTCGATGTTCTGATTAGCCTTTTTCATTAAAACCTCCATTACTGATACATAATCCCCGGCATAATAACCTCTTGTACCCCTCTTCCCGGCATCTTTATATCGCCCATAAGCGATGCCGAATAGATTGCTCTGTTTCCAAACCGTATTCTGATTTTATCGATGGTATCTTCCAGCCGGTCACGCCTTTCCCGCTTGGCCACATCGTCGAACATCTCCAACTGCTGCGGCATTGTACTCGATGCTAGGTTGATTGCCCGAACGGTAACCGCCCGGACGTTTGAAATCCATCGGTAATTCATTTCAAACAGGCTTCGAGCTTTCAAGGCAATCTCCATAGGGCTTTGCGTCGGGAAAGGCAACTGAGTCTGGTATTGCTTGTATATAAGTCCATTGTCCTTAACGGTAATCTGCACGCCTTTTGCAGATAATTCATGCACACGCAGCCTGTACCCTATATCCTGCGACAGCTCCAGCATGACCTTCCAGACCTCCTCATTATTTTCAAGGTCGGCAACGCATGTGATACCATGACCGACAGATTTCACAGGCGATACATAATCCGTTCGCATGACGCGGGACTGATCTGTCCCGCTCGCAAACCTCCATAAAGCGATGCCATTGATGCCGAGAAGCATTTTCAGAAATTCCGGTTGGGCTTTCGCAATATCCCCAATGGTCAGGATTCCATATCTCTCCAGCTTTTTTGTCGTTGCCCGTCCGACATATAAAAGGTCGGAGGCGGGAAGTGGCCATACTTTCGTCTGATAGTCCGCTTCATCTATCACCGTGATAGCGTCCGGCTTTTTCATGTCGCTCCCCAGTTTCGCAAAGATTTTATTGAAGCTGACGCCGATGCTGACGGTAAGCCCCAGTTCTTCCCGCACGCTTTTTCTGATTTCCTCGGCGATCTCGATGCCGCTACCGAAGATTTTCTGGCTTCCCGTTACATCCATCCAGCATTCGTCCATCCCGAAAGACTCCACCTGGTCGGTATAGCGAAGGTAGATTTCTCTTGTCAGCTTAGAGAATTTCCAATACTGTTCATATTGGGGTGGTAGCATAATAAGGTTGGGGCACTTCTGCTTCGCCTCCCAGTTGACCATGCCAGTTTTCACCCCCGCTTTCTTAGCCAAGTCGGATTTCGCAAGTACGATCCCGTGCCTGTCCTCGGTACTGCCGCATACCGCTACGGCTTTACCTTTCAATGACGGGTCAAGCATCATTTCGACCGACGCGTAAAAGCTATTGAGGTCACTGTGAAGAATACTTCGTTCCATTTCATCACCTGCTTCTTGACAACATATTTGGTATCGTGTATTATTTGTTTGTGAACCAATGTACACATCAATCGATTCCGATTATATAGAACAAAGGTTCGCATGTCAACAACCAATGCTAACCAATAATGCATTCATTGAAGGAGGTCGCCAATGCAGTTCGGAGATAAGATAAGGGCCGCCCGACAAGCGGCAGAAATGACCCAGGAGGCGCTTGCGGACAAGATAGGCGTCAGCAGGCGTACGATTGCTTTGTATGAAACGAACAAGCGCAAGCCAAAGAACGCTGGTACAATCATTGACCTTGCTAAGGCTCTTAATGTAAGTACCGACTATTTCATGACGGACGATGAGCTGAAACAGATACAGGAGCAGGAAGCTTTTCTTGAACAGGCTGGTGAACAATATGGCAATCGCGGTAAGGCACAGGCGAGGCTGATTCTCGATCAAACATCCGCTTTGTTTGCAGGCGGGGATCTCAGTGAAGATGACAAGGAAGCATTTTTTCAGACTATGACCGAGATATATTTTGACGCAAAGGCAAAAGCTAAAAAATATACTCCCAATAAATACCGGGGCGATGATAAATAA